TTAAATTTTGCAGCGAAGGGCCTATCAAAGGATGAGCTTCGTAAGCGGTTAGGTCGTGCAAAGGCGATTAAGGCGCTTCTGGTCTCACAATTCTAATATCGTGATTTGCAAGCCATCTAGGTGTAACCTTTGACCAAGATGAATAAAAGAAATCAGTAATAGGATCTTCTGCAATCTTATATCTCGGATCCATATTGGTTTGTAATTCCATAATCTTTTGTGGTATACTTAACAGCTTATACATATCGTTATAATGAATTAAGAATACAAGATCCGTAAATCCATATGGAATTACATTATTTGGATATCTGTGTGCATACCCAATAACAATTTCATCCTCATCACAAGCAACATTCGCAAAATCTGCAGTAATATCAACATCGTATCTTGTGAATAAAATATATTGGGATTCCTCTTTGATTCTATATAAGGATTCGTGAATTCCTTGCCAGAAGTATAAAAATGTCTTATATGGTCTAGATAAAACTATATCTTTCTTTTCTTCTTCTGTCCAGCTCTGTGATTCAATTAAACAGTCATCATCAAAAGTATTTAATAAATCTTTTTGTTCTTGATTTAAAAAACCTGTATCACACACCTTATTTCCATGCCACGAGGCTGTATTCGCATCTACAGTATCCCAGGTATGCATAAATATTTTATGCCTTGTATTTGATAAGGCCTTTCTTAAGGATGAATGCGTCTTTTCAAAGGTTCTAAAATGTCCTCTTACAATCACGTTTAAATCAAGTGGCTTTGTTACTTTATGAATAGAAATGTTCTTGAAGTCTATAACAGCAGATGCATCATAATGGTCAAAAATAAATAATACTTCTGTATTCATATTTCTAACAGTTATTGTAAGCTTCACTGTTTTTAGCTGATTCGCGTAGATTGGCCCTGTTTCATGAAATATGACTGGATTATGTAATTTTATAAAGGGTATTGAAATATCTGTATCACTTAAGATATCAAAGGATAATTCATATTTACCGCAATCAAGAACGTAGCCAAACCATGAATATATTCCATTTGCTAGCTTCGTAAGTGTAATATTCTTATCATCGTGTATCACCATTTTAACCGTTCCTGTTCTTGAAAAATATGGAACACCTTCTGTAAATATATATTTATTTACAAGTAAATTGAGTTCATTAAAAAATCTTAGTTTAAAGGTACTTAATTCAGCCACAAGTTTAGCCTCTTCATTTTTTATATAATTTATTTTACATTTTTCTTCAAATGGTACTTGAAAACAGTGTGCAATAACACCTGGTCCTCCCATTACAATCGTCCCTTGAACATTATAGTTTCGATATGTTCTATATATATTATATATATCATCTAGCATTGATAAAGGGAATAAATACAAATTATCATCAAGTAATTCTATTTTAGAAATCTTATTGATTTGAACCTTAGATATAATATTAAGCCTTGTATAGTCAATGTTTAAAAGTGGCTCAAGGAAATATAAATCAAACCGTGTTAAGCATACCATATCATAGCTAGTTTTAGATTCACTTATATAATCAATTAATAATCTTAGGACCTCAATTGTTTTAGAAATACGTCTATCTTCGGTATTTCCTATATAGCTATACCGTACTGGATTATATGATTGTAATACATCTTTTGCAATTGGACTCTCATTGGTACATATAAACGTATCAATTGTGTAACCTTTTTCTGTAAAAAACTCATAGATATATTTCTTAATATTCTTTATATACTGTCGGGAATCAAGATTTTTTGAGAATGATACAATTGTTTTATCATTTACATCAATATAATTTAATCCAGAGAATAGTATTGCCATTTTCATATTGAAACACTATTACTCTTCATTATTATTTATTTGATTATTTAACGTATGCTTTAATGAATCACGAAACTCTTTTGGCCATCGCTTTTCAATATATATCTTTAGTAAATCGATGCTACAATCATTATATATAGCTTTTTTATTCCATAAATCAATATAATATCCTTGTTGTAAGGTAGATCCTTGTTCATTTCTATATTCTTCATAATTTATTGATATTGTTTTATCAGTTATCGTACGTATTCCTGCTTTATTATGCGTTCCACCAAATATGAAATCAGCGTTCTCATAGGGTATTCTAGTGTTATATCCAAGTAAAAGGGGACCGGTTGGTTCCCAAGGATTTTTACCATAGTATTTTGTACTTACATTATATACAACATTCACGATTGCATTTAATAATGTGGGATTACCCTTTTTGCAAATCATCATTCCATTATAAATAGATGCATATTCTATATTATTCATTGTAAATTGTCCATCTTTTACATGATACTCTCTATCTAACAATGAATGCAAGGTAAATCCATCTACAAATTTTATTTTTACATCAAGATATATTCCACCATGAATATATAGTACACAATATCTCCACAAATCTGCCTTGTATGCTCCTGGAATCAAGGCATCATAGGCTACAAGGACTTCACTAGGAAAGTTATCCCTTATAAATTCACGACATTCCTCATTATCAAACATTTTGTATTCAAAGTCAGGGTGTTCATTCTTAAGACTGTCTATGCATTCTTTCATCTTTGGAGGGAGCTCGTGCGTCTTCCAGGTTTGCCAGATTTTACGAGGAATGACTTCATTTATATTCTTAAGTGAAAATGAAAACTCATTGATATAATATCCCTTCTCATACGTTGTAAATGGCATGTCCATTGTTCTCTTCTGAAGGTGGCAATATAAGACTTCTTTCTTATCACCTGTGTCATAGAGAACAGATAACTTCGGATTCACCTTGTCGTAATATAAATGGCTTATATTCTTCGTGGAATTATATACATCAAAGAAATTCTTCTCATACTTTGCATAATTAGGTCGAGTCATATGAAAGAAACACTCTGGTACTATATCGCAGAAGTGTGCATTTGCAAAAAACATCTTAATATTATTATTCTTCAAATATTCCTTCAGTGGTTCTCTATAGGCGATTTCATCCGTTATAAACGTCTTTGAATTATCCGTCACTAAATCGAAGTAATTTGGTATTGTCGTAAAGTTATTCTTAAATGAATCTGTATTCTGGATCGCCACGAAGTGGCCGTGCCACCCCCCAAAGATTCCATAATTCTCATTGAAATCAATGAAGTTTGACATCTTTCCATAGATTAAATCACAATCTCCCCAGCCAACATAATCATCCTTCGTCACATTATACTTCTTCAAATAATCATCAAACAACAATGGATAGACAATCTTAAAATCCACAAATTTGTAATTTGACTTAATTAGGTCCTCACAATACACGTGCTTTCCATATGTCTTATAGAGAAGATTTGAAATACGCTGCTTCACCTGTTCAATCGTTAATTTCACGTGAATTAGATTCACGGGTACCTTATAGGGTGTTAAATCAATATCTGTGACAAGGAAGACACTGAGGATATCCGTATTGATTCCAAGAGAATCAAGGTATAGCTGGAAATAATTCGGGAAGGCTCCGTAATAAACAATAAAGATATAGATTCTTCGCTTCACTAGATTCGTAACAGTATACTTTATCGATTCCATTGATAATCCTGTGACTGTATTGATTAACGGTACCATATGAGTATCAGGTGAATACCAACCACCCTTTCCAGGAATATGAATATCAAGAATTGACTTGAAGATATACTCGTAATTATATGCAAGATTATACATATTAAATAAATTCACGGCTCGTTCACGAATATATTCTCTGTCAAACTTTCCATCGAGTGCCATCTGAACACCATAGCAATAATCTGCGAGTGTATGACAACGTAGACCAGATTTACCCTGCTCAACTGTTTCAACCATACCACCCCAATCTGAGCAGATGACTGGAGTTCCACAGAGTTGGGCCTCCACCGGCCCACAACCAAAGGGTTCCAAATACTTGACTGGATGTATAAAGGCGGTACAGGTTCCTAAGAAATCTGAGCGCTCAGATCCGTGAATCGGTTCCTTATATAAGATATTAGGAACAACTAAATAGGGCTTTGGATCTCCTTGGCCACAGAGAATAAACTCAACGTGAGGGAACCGTCTTGCAACCTCAAGAATAATCGAGCAACCCTTCAACCCTGTAATACGTCCCATAAATCCAACTCTCATCGGCTTCGTCTTAGGCGTTAATGATAACTTGAATTCATCTACGTTAAATGCGTGTGGAATGACGAACCAGTAATTATTCGGCTGGACATTTTCAATGCCTAAGGCTCTTGACATCCAACAATATGCCTCAAAGATTCTGTAATTCATATGAGAACCATCATATCCTATGCCTGTTTCAATCACAATATAATTTAACTTATCGAGAGCGTCCTGATATGTTCTTGATAAGGGTACGCATACAATATCCGTTGATGTACCACGGTAATTCTCGGTTAGCTTTTCACGAAGACGCTTATTGAATTCCTTGGTTAAGGGTGATGACCAATTGGAAAATGTACTAATAATCAGTGATGGATCATCATTCTTCTTTGTAGCTTCTTCAAGAGTTAGCTTTGGATCTAGAAACATAAGTGTCTCAATGCGCAGCTTAGTCCATTCGGCCTTCGTCAATAAATCAAAGTGTTTCGTTGCATCAACATCAGACGTCTCAATACCATAGTGATATACCTCAAATCCACGAGATAACATCATTGGGCAAAACTGCTTGACCTTATTCGTAAAGGCATCGTGGCTAAATTCAGAACGCGTAATCGTATATGGAATCGCGGGAATATGAATGCGTATCTTAGAATTCTCTGCTTTTGGAGTTGATGGAACATAGGAGACAATCGATTTAGGAATTCTTTGGTTTATATTATCTATGTAAGGTCCTATATACGTATCAGGTGAATACCAGCCATTCTTTCCAGGTATATGGATATCAAGAATGGACTTGAACGCATATTCATAGCTATATGCAAGATTATACATATCATATAATCTTACAGCTCTTTCGCGAATATATGCTCTGTCAAACTTTCCATCGAGTGCCATCTGAATTCCTTGGCAAAAATCACTTAGAGTATGGCCTCTAAGACCTGTTTTATACTGCTCAACCGTTTCAACCATACCACCCCAGTCAGTGGATATAACAGGGGTTCCACAGAGTTGCGCCTCCACCGGTCCACAACCAAAGGGTTCCAAGAATTCGGAGCGCTCAGACCCGTGAATGGGTGGCTTATATATAATATTTGGTACAGTCAAAAATGGTGTAGGGTCTCCTTGACCACATAAAATAAACTCAACGTGAGGAAAACGTTTTGCGATTTCAACCATTACCGTGCACCCCTTGAAAGTTGTAATACGCCCCATAAATCCAACTCTCATTGGTTTGGCTTCTATAACCGGATTTAGTGTGAACTTAAATTCATCTACATTAAATCCGTGTGGAATCACGAACCAATAATTATTGGGATCCTTCTTTTCAGTTCCCAATGACCTTGACATCCAAGAATAGGATTCAAAAATACGATAATTCATATACGAATCATTGTATCCTATGCCAAACTCAAGAGCAACCACAGTTAGACCGTCAACTGCATCTTGATGTGTTCTTCCGAGTGGCATACAGACAATGTCCGTTGATGTACTACGATAATTCTCGGTTAGCTTTTCACGAAAGCGCTTATTGAATTCCTTTGTTAAGGGTGATGACCAATTGGACAATGTACTTATGACCATTTCTGGGTCATCATTCTTCTTTTTAGCTTGTTCATATGTCAAGGCTGGTTCTACAAATTGAACTGTCTTAATACGTAGCTCTGTCCATTCATCCTTCGTCAATAAATCAAAATGCTTTGTTGCAT